CTCGTGCTATACTGAGTACCCTATGCGAAGACGCGCAAGACGTATTAATCGTAGCTATAAAATTTATCGATTTTTCCCTTATAGACGGCGCTAAAAAAGAAGAGCGCCAGACTCGGTTTTTTACAAGTAACCCGCCGCTATCCCACGCGCGTTTCGGCCAAAGCGCTCATAACTGGAACTGCTCTTGCTGCTCTAGTAAAAGCTTACCGAAAGCTATGGCGTGGGATATAGTTCCCTACCCGGTGCCGCCATGGAATGACCCCCGCCCTAGCGCGATAGCCGAAACTGAGCGCAGGTTTAATGAGGTGCTACTAGTCTTATCAGTGGCCGCAGAAGCCCTTGGAATTGACATTACTCTCGGTAAAAATTTTTCGTCGAAAGATTTTCCGCACATAGAGCTAACGGACTGGGCTTTGCGCAAAAAGACCTTGATAACCACAGACTGGACCGATATATTCCAGGTTGGTACTAACTTTTGATGAAATCACTTGCGGGGAAGCGTGGCACTTAAAGTGAAAAGTTTATACATACGGGCGCGAATTTTTAACTTTCGCTACGCTTTCCTGCAACTACCTAAACCGAGGGCCGCAAGTGACTTATACAGCAGAATTTATATGCCCTAAGTGCGGGCACAAGGTATACGTTAAAGGTGATTTAAGCGATGTATCCGAGACCTTAGGAAAGCGTTGCACGCGATGCACTAAAGGCCACTATGTTTTAGCAAAAAAGACCTAAAGTCTGTGCTGCCCGGTGCCGTATTAGAGATAAATATCACGGCAAACGAGGTAACGCATATGGACAACGACGTAACTATCCACTATCTTAATTGCGAACTAGAACTAAAGTACCAGGAAGACACTGGAAATTGGAAAGGTAAGGTAAACGGACGCTATATAAATTTCGAGTCCGTCGCCGTAGCCGAAGAGTTCTTACGCGAGATAGCTGACTTAGCAAGTTAACTAATGAGGCTTATCCCTATGACCGACGCCAAAGAAAAATACCTTCAGTATAACCTAGGTAGAGTACTACGCGTTTTGACAAGTGTGTCGTTACCTGAGCTAGAGTCATTACTAAGCGAGGAAACCCCAGTCGACGAAAGCTTACTAAAAGCGAGGTTTAGCCATGCTAAGGCTAACAAGGGCCACGAGGGTAGCTGCTTCGAAGACGACATAAAACTCGGTAAGCTATTTCTAGAAGACAGGCGAGAAAGTCTAGACAAGGCTTTTGAGCTGCTCACGGCCGCTAAAGAGGAGCTTAAGTGATGGGCGAACCGCTGTCAATCTGGTATCTTATCTCGGGTCTAGCTGTAGCCGCAGCTGTCTTAGTGTCGCTTCCTATCGTGCTTACCGGATTACTGTTCTATCTATTCCTGCGAAGTCACTTCGCTATAGCCCCAATGCTTGACGACGAGCCGCGGGACGAGGACGACGATTATTACTAATCGGTAATAAGCCTAAAGTTTTTTGGCTCTCTCCCGATAAGATATATGTAACAAGGGAGGGCTTAACGATGACAACTTTGATCTACAAAAAATTTAACACTTTCGAAGTTATAGACGGCGGAGATGGCATGATTATGGTCGAGGGTGTTATCGTTAATACCTTAACCCAAGCGGACGTTGTTTGCGAGGCTATCGAAGCTAAAAAACTTAAAACCTTACGCAGCGAGCAAAACGAAATCTGGTACTGCTGTTTAGCCGCTTAACTAATAGGCCCTAAGCGCTAGCGCGCCACATCATAAAGTTCTCACTTTCGGCCGCAATTTAAGGTATTTACAGGTATCTTTTATTGTGGTCTATTTTTATGCTTGTAAAATTTTTTAACAATAGGGTATACTTATTTCGTTACCTAAAAACCAAAGGGGGCAGCTACCATGAGGCATCTAATATTACTGGTTCTATTGTCGGCTTGCGGCGCTACCGTTAAGCAAGTGCAAAAGGTGGAGGGCCAAGCGACTATAATCGCTAGGGTGGAAATATCTTTCCCGACCTGTGAGGGTATAGAGGATGAGGCCTTGCTTGTGGAGTGCGTTAAAGCATCGAAACTAGCGATAGAAGCTACCGGCCTAGACCTCAGCGAAGAACAGTTGAAAATACTAGCTGAGCTTGAAAAGCTGGCTGGTGACAAGGAAGAAGAAACCGAAGACGAGGAGACTGGCGATGCCGAAAATGAAGACGGAGCTACCGCTGACGAGGGTACTTAAAAAGTCGATAGTCCCGACCCGGTACGATAGCCTTAACCCTACGCGAAAGCTTATCCTAGAGTATCTAGTCAAAGGCTATAGCCTCCGGGACATGCACCAGACTTCGGGCTTGACGCTCAGCGCCCTAGATAAGAATAAAGACGAGCTTTTTTACTTAACTGGTTGCTCGTCTAGCCTAGAGCTTATCTTAACGTACTACCGAGATATGAACCCGAGTATGAGGTTTGAGCCTGTTGATGGACAAAAGCCCCTAGGCCTGCCCGTAGAGTCTCAAGAGCTGCTAACGGCTCTTACTAGAGGAGAGACCGCGGCGGCTATAGCGAACGACTTAGGACTGCCCGCGCGCACCGTTGGCACCAGGGTGTCTAGATTGCGCGCAAAAGTAGCTGGGGGAAAGAAGCTTAACTATCTGATAGTATTGTGGCTAAAAGCACTAAATAACTGGTAGATCAAAAACGCTAAAGTTTCAGCTGTCGCTTACCGATAGTAATAATGTCAGCTGGGTTGCTGACGGCATATTTTAACAAAAGGAGAACCGATATGCTTAAGAACTTACACTGGCTTATTGCTGCGTTACTACTTATGGCTGTTGTGCTTGTGCTATCTGCGTGCGGGCAAGAGGCGAAATTTCATTCCGTTTACGAGACCGGTACGCTTAACAAGCCGGCGCCTCAGGACGATGAGAGACGCGTATACATTTGCGACTACGAGATTACTCCCGATGGCGTTACTAAGGCCTATGTTTGCCGCGAAGTGCTTGACGAGGCTAGCGAGTTCTGCGGTGGGTAGGCGTAAGAGGCGGCCCAATCCTGAGCGGATTAGGGCCCGTTACCTTCTAGACGCTAAGGCTTGTATAGAGAAGGAGAAACACCGATACTTTTCTGAGGACGATGCTAAAGGAATGATCAGAAAGATAGCTAAGACCCGCCCTGGTCTAGACCTTAAGTGTTACAAATGTTCACACTGTGGCTACTGGCATTTAGCTAAAAACCTATAACGACTGGGTTACACACCCAGTCTCCTCGTCTCTTGGATTCTAAAAATTGTCTTGTCGTTGCCGTTTGTAATACCTGAGGTTCCGCCTACGTGCATCCTAATTTTCTGCCCCGCAGTAAGCTTTAAGTCCGGAATGGACACGATGCCAACCGACCCGCTAGCGCTGGTTGTTAGGGCGAAACCCTTTCTAGTAGCTATACTAGTTATATCTTGCACGTTGGTACTTAGCTCCGACGAGTCTACCGTTATACCGAAAAAATTCTCGGTCGTAGTCCGCTCTTGGTAGAAAACAGACGCTAAGCAAGACCTGTTGACTAGGATATAATCGGCTTCCGTAGCCGTACGCGGAACATAAGCAAAAGCGTCCCCAAACTCGGTTGTAGCGTTAGTGAGACATCTTATTCGCGTTTCCCCGCTACTAGAGCCGCCAAAACCTAAACCAGTATCCAGCTCTATGAGACCACAAGGCGCGGGGTAGTTTAGTACAAGCCACTTAGTGCCGTTGCTACATAACGAGATAGAGTCATTAATGTTAAAAAGCTGGACGTTGGTGCCGTCGTCTATGGTTCCGACAACTACGACTTTGCCAGTCCCCGAGTCAAGCTTTTTAATGTCTATTATCCGGTCGGTATTATTAGCCGCAGAAGGTAGTGTGGCGTTTAAGTCAGAAGCCCCGGTAGTAAACCCGGCTATCCTTATGTTATCTGTGTCGGTAAAGGTGTAGCTCGCGGACTTAGCCGAAAATATAGGCCGAAGCGAAGTTAATGGATACCAGGACGAGGCAACCGTAGGTAAATCCGTGTTGCTGTCTATTAGACTTCGATATACGGACCCGCTATAGCGTACCGTTGCACCTTTGCTGTATGAGAAAGGCGACCCGCCGTTATCGGAAGTAGTTATGAACTCAGGGTACCCGCTTTGCTGGTACTGCTGTATTTCGGTTGTTATGTCCGATAACAACCTATTGTACTTTGCGCGTTCTACTCGCCGGGCGGTAGCCGTAGTCGTCGGGTTCTCTGAGTACTGCGCCCCGTACCCGGTTTCATAGGACACGCTTCCGTCTGAGGGGTCGTCTATTGGGACCGCAATCTTATCGCCGCCCTGGGCAAAGGTGCGTCTAAAATATGTCATGGCGAAAAACTCCTCTAGCTTAAAAAGCTGCCGTTATCAAAATTTAAGTTATAATCGTCGAACCCAAAGCCGCTAACGCCCGACCTAACAAAATTAGCCGCTACACCAGCTGGCCTTGGAAGTATGTCTATCTGCTCAAATAAGCCTAGCAGTAAATTTGCTACTGGTCCAACTGATACGTAGGTTATAGCCATGTTAAGCCCGTCTAGCACGTACAGCTCATTAGGGCCCAGCGCGTAGTTTAGAAAAGCATTTATCTCTGGCAGCGTACCGGTTGTAGTCATTTTAAAGTACTTAAGCTGGAGCAGCAAGCGCTTGGTGTCTCTCGGTAAACCAAATAGGCCCGTAGTATCTGTAGCGAAAAACCCGCCGTAGTCGCCAGACACGCTCTCAAAGGCTTGGACCGGAGACTCTTTGTCCGGGTCGCCTATCGTATCAAAGCCAAACGCTGGGGCCTCTGGCGGCGAAACATTAGACTCGCCGAATAGCGGGAAGTCAAGTATTTTCGCCCATACTGATAGCCCGAAGTCATTAGCCGTTTCTAGGTCAAAAACGTCAACTATCCAGTTCTCCCAAAACGCCGTATGGTTTTCTGCCAGCCAGGTGTTAGTATCTACTATAAGCTGCCTTATATTAGGCGACGAGTCGTACTGCCATAGTAAATGTCGCAGCAGGTCTACCGAAAAATCGAATGTCTCAATATTGCTCATACTTGCACCACTGATACGTCGTCTGCGTCAATAGTAGCTACTTCGGATAAGGCTACCGAGTATGTATCTGTACTGTAGGTAGGCGACATGTCAAACAACGCTACCTCTACCTTAGTGATTATAAGCTCAGGGGCCGCTCTAGCGCCAGCTCCCGCAAGCTCAAAAGGCGATACGTCAGCGCCTATAGTTAAGCCGTTCTCACCGGACAGAAGCCCCGCAGCATAGTCTACGGCAGCCTGGGGTAAAACAACCGAGGGATCAGCGGCCTGTACACTGTCTGCGCGTATAGTGAATCGGACAAGCATGCGCAACTCTGTAGGCCGGTCAAACTTAACGCTATATGTCTGGCCGCTGTATTGGTCAGTATAAGGCACCGTAGTGCCTCCGGACCAGCCTGAACCTATTGACTTACGCTCCACAAGAGCCTCAGCTACGTCGTTATCGTCTCCGCCGAGGACAACTATACGGATAGAGTTTCCGTCAATTAATAGTCCGTCAATAGTGTCTTGGCTACCAGTTACATTTTCTCGGCCTTGCGCGTCCCTAACGTCGGTTACCGTTCGAACGTAAGATAGCACCGATGCTAATAGTGAAGTACTCTGTCTAAATAGCGTAGTCTTACGACGATTACGGCTAGCAGGGTCTGACTCAACTGCGGTACCTGGCGTAGCTGCTGCCGCGTTAGTAATGGTATCGAATCCAAGAACGCTGTCTACTATCTCGGTAAGCGTACCGGTTGCTGCGGGTACGGCGCCTATGTCTTCGGACTCGAAAAATACATTAATGCTTCCGCCTAGCGGTATAGTGGCGGATTCTGCTGAGCGAAAGGTTACCGAGTCTGTTACGTTAGTCCGTGCCCTAGTACCTTGAGGGATAAATGTACCGGGAACCCCGGCTACCGTGGCTAAGACCTGGCTACGCGTCCCGCTTGTGCGCGAGCCGCCTGTCAGCTTCCATACGCCATCGAGGAATACGCCGCCCGCCTGGTCAGGATTAATCTGATTAGCAAGCTTAGCGTTGTTTCTAGCTACGGCTTCCCGGACTGCTACAAACACGTCGATAAGCGCGCCCTCGGGAGTCTCTGGGTCTACTACAAAGTCGTCACCGAAAATAGCCTTGAACTCAGCTACTACCAGGTCCCGTAAGTCTGCTACGTCGGGTACTATTACTCCACTGGACTGTATGTACTCAAATGACGCCATCTAGGCTACCCCCTCCGCTTATAGTACCTTCGCCGTATATGGTAGATATCGTAAGCTGGTAGCTAAGGATACCGGACTCTAGACTATAAGTAAAATCTGTAATAGACCTAACGCCAGCCACTTGGATGACTAGGCTTCTAACGTCAGCCTCGTACGCTGGGAGGTTAGGCGAACCCGTAAACACCAGGCCAAAATAGTCAACGCCCTTAGTCCTATCGTAATAAACTTCCGTGAATCTAGTCTTTACGACATGCTCGCAATTTTGCAAAACAGCTTCTATGTCTCGGCGAATAGCTAACCGGTTAGTACTTGTGGCGTATATATCGTTATTTTCGTTAACAGCAAATATACCTGGCATAGGCCCTCCTTGTTACGTACCGGGGGTAGGCGAATTAGTTGGCGTGCCCGGTAAGAAGCTAACGTGCACGTGAGTCGATAAGCCTACAGCTAACCCGCTTTCCTTAGCGACTACTTCGGTTTTTCCCGTCACAGTGCCGTCGCTTGTTATGTCCCCGGTAGCTGTTACCGCGCCGGTTATGGACACATCGCCCTCATATTTTAGCACTGCGGCCTTTAGGGTTATCTCTCCGTCTTTCATCGCGAACTTAGTGGCGCCGTCGGTGCTCTGTATTACTAGCGAGTTGGCATCCGCTGACGCGATATCATAAGCGCGTATAACGTCGGGTATGAAAACTGCGTCTTCGAAAGAATGCATCCGCTTAGTATTAGGCTTAGACTCCGTTAGCGACTGTAAAAACAGGCTTATGTCTCGGTCGGAGGCCTTAACCCATCCAAGATCGCCAGCGGCTAGCGGAAAGCTAATAAAAAACCCGCCGCCGCCCAGCCTAAGAACCGGGATGCTTGGGATAGAAGCCCTGGATATGACAGACTTGCCGGTGGTAACCAGAGATATCATCGGCCGCACTTTAACGCGGTTCGTTTCCCGGTCGTGCGCCTCGACTATAGCCGGCAGCATATCGTCTAGGCCCTGGCTGTGCTTTCTTAGTATCTCGCGGAGAACCCCGGCTAGGGTATCATCGTTAGCCGCGCCCCTTGAAGGAATAGCGTCCACCATAACCTTAGTCCTCCAATCGCTGGCAATCAGCTATATAGTAGAACGGTACGTCTCGATTTGATAAGCTGTACGACAACTTGTATATCTTATAGCGTCCATTAGCTGAGGGGTACCTAGTGCTAGTGATATCTAATAGCCCGCCTATGGCTGTCTGCGAGTCCCATAGCATAGTAACCTGGACCCCGCGCTCGGTAGCTTTAGGTATTCCTATCATTCCATTTTCAGCGTTAAGCGTCCTAACTCGGCCCCTAACTGTACTGTTACTGTCTATAACGTGAAGTACGTCGCCGTCGACAAAGGCATTATACTCTCCGTGCTCATTTAGCTTGTCTACCTGCTTTAGCGATGCTCCGGTAAAGGAGTAATTAGCAACCGATTTATCAGTGGCGCCAAAGTCTAACGTTAGGCCAAGAGACTCTGCTATCTTACTCGCTATTCGGCTTACCGGGGAACTGTCAGTCTCTGTTACGGCTACGATCTTTCCGGCGTTGAATATACCCGTCTTAGCCTGTATAGTAAGGACCTTGTCAGGACCGTCAGATATCGTAGCAAACATTATATCGCCTTTGTACAGCAGGGTCGTGCCGGTTGACTCTCTGCCCACAAGTACCGATACGCTTTTGCGTTTAAGTACCCCGGTCTGCGTCACCCGTCTTGCTACGTTGAACGGCGTCCCCTCGCGTAGTATGTAGTCGCTCTTATCTTTAGTCATGTTGGCTATAGATATAGTGCAGTCTCCTTTTATAGCGTTGGTAAACTTTGTGCCCTGCACGGTTATAGCCAGGTTCTCAAAAGTTACAATGCGACCGGGAAGCTCCACAGACACTTTTATTACCCTACCGTCTATAGGCGTGAACTGGCGCTTTAGGCTAGACTCTAGCGGGCTAGGCATCTCTAAGCTCCTCTAGCTCGGCTTGCGTAAAGTACATTAAAGTAAACGCCTCCCCGAAATGGTCGTAGTATGGAAGCTCGTCTTGAGAAGCAGCGTCGGCGATGAATATAAGGTTACCTTTCTCCAAGTAAGTAAAAGGTATAAGCGGGACGCCGGATAAGACCCGCATATTCTGAATGACTACCTCGTCGTCTACTGTGATACTCGCTGACATAAGGTCGTCTAGAGCTTTTAGCTGAATATCGAATATGTACCCGTCTAAGTTTACAGACAGGGATTGGTTAGGCGTCTGGTTCAAAGGTATAATAACGCTCATGTCTTACCCTCCACCAAACAGTCTAAACAGAGTCGAGCCGCTGTTAGCCTGAGATGCCGTAGCCGTTGATGTCTGCTGCAACCCGCGAGATACCGTGGACTGGTCTTTTACGTCTGTTACCTGAGTCTCGCCTAAGACCTGTATGTCAGAGGCGAAAAACTGCACTTCCCGGAAACTAAGGACCATAGTTATCGTATCAAAAAGCTCAGGGTCCTCCTCGTGGGGCATCTCTTGAATAAATTGATTAGGGTACAGGTCTGTCTTAGTTTGAACCGTGAACCTTATACCGAGTAAGTAAGCTACTTTTATCAGGGCATATGTCTTTTTATAGTCCTCAGGCTTTAGTATAAAAGCTATTTCAAGCTCTACCGGCCTCACTATCTTATGATCGGTTACTTCCGAACCCTCCTCTAGTGGGTGGGTCATGAAATCCGAGTACTCTCTTACGCGTACCGACATAGGGCGTGCACTAGCGAATACCTGTATCGGTACAAACCCCGGTATGCTTAGGAAGCTAGGCGCTCCTGGAATCGGTATCGACCTAGTACCTGGAAATATGGCTACCGCGTCTTGGGAGAACGTTGGTAGCGCTGAGTTTAATAGCGTCATATCTCTACCCCATCGTCAAACTCGGTTACCGCGCTGCGTAGTTGACCGCTGAGAGCGTCTTTTGACCGCGCGGCTATGTCCTTAGAGTCTCCGCCGCGTGCGTCAACGTTCATCGCGCCTATAGATACAGAAGTGTTTCTCGTGCGGGTACTAGTAAGGCTACTAGACGTTTGCGCACCGAGGGGACTCGCCGCGGCCGTTGCTAAAGCCCCTTGACCGGCTATCATGTTATCAGCTATACCGCTGTCCGTGCCTCCAAATAAGCTTCCGATCCCTGGAATAGCCTCCACGATACCTGAGAATATGCCGGAGAAAACTTTCTTTAAAACGTCTACTATAGCGGTGAATTTCTCCTTTAGCGTTTCAAGCCCAGCGTCTATATTTTCACTGGAAAAAACCTCTGTCCATATATCAGATACGGCCTTACCTATATCCTTAAATATACCTATAATAGCTATTGTTAGCCGCTTGAAACCCCCCTCAACGTCGTCGGGTATACTCTTGAGTATCTCCCACACTTCGGACGCCTTAGCTTTAACGTAGTCCCAAGCGTCACCGAAGCCCTTTATAATGTCGTTAAGCACCGGGTACTTTTCTATCATTTCGCCGATAAGGGAGTCTTGGCCGTTTCTAAAAGCCTGAATGTCTTCATATATTAGGGCAAAAGCCGCGCCTATGGCAAGAACCCCAGCGGTGACTAGCGCGGCCGTAGCTATAAGCCCGGCAAAAGGGAGGAGTAGCGCGGCTACGACTACGCCTATGCCTATGAAAAAGCCAGTAACAAGCTCTTTATTTTCCTTGGCGAAGTCAATTATGGACTTAAGCCCGTCGAGGAAAAACTTGAAGTATGGGAGGACAGAGGTAGCTATAGTCGTGACTACGTTGCTAAAGATCTTCTTTACGTCAGCCATTTGGTCATTGAAATCCGCGGCGGCCTTAGCATCCTTCTCATTAACCGTACCGAGTTCCCTTTGAGCCCGTATTATCTTTTCGACCTCTCCTCGGCCCTGCTGCAAGAGCAATATAGTGCCTTGGTCTAGCCCCAGCTTCTCGGCTATCTCAGCACTCTGGACGGCGGATAACCCGTCTAGCCTATCGGCTATATCAGGCAGTATGTCTAAGGCATCTTTTACGTTTCCCTGCTCGTCAAAAGCCGCGATACCGAGCTGTCCGAAAAGGTCGGCTAAGCCGCCGGTTCCTGTTCTAGCGAACTCAGCTAAGTTAGTCGACAAGCCCGCTAGCGTAGACTGGAACCCTTGAACAGACCCCCCGGTACGCACAACGGCTTGGCCCCACGCGTCAACTTCAGAGACGTTAAGGCCTAACCGCTGGGAAAACTTACCGAGTTCGTCTACGCTTTTAGCATTACCTATAAGCGCAGCGCTAAGCCCGCCAAGCCCTACAAGCGCGACTAGAGCGCCTTTAGCTGACGATACCGTGTCTAGGAAAGACTTTCCTAGCTCCTTAGACTGTTCATCGGTTTTCTTGGTGGCCTTTCCTAGGTCTTCGGTCTTCTTTTCAGCGTCGTCTAAACCCTCTTCTAGATTTGACGTATCGGCCTCGAAGAGGTAGACGAAAGATTCTAATAGACTAGCCACTGTTTACCTCTTTTTGTTAGCTGCTTCTACGGCAAGGTACTCGTTTATTCTGGGGATCATTATAGCCTCCCAGATAACTAGCGCGTCTTCGAGCGAGTAGTCTTCTTGGAGTTCTTTGAGCGAGGCTTTTCCTGACGCGAGTATCGTTCCAATGAATCCGTCAATGTTTTCGAAATCCACTCCGTCACCTCGGTTTTTAACCCGCTTAAGAGCTCTGAGGCCTTGCCACTTGCTAAAAAATTTGTATTATACTCAAGCATAGCCATCTCAAGCTTACCGAGCATTTGCCAGTCGGTAACGTGGTTATCGACTAGCGCTTTAGTCCTTAGCATAGTCAGCTTGTTGGGGTCACTACTGTCTAGCTTAACACCAACGTAGGCTAGCATCTTATAAGACACCTCCTCGTTAACCTCGTAGTCTCCTAGCTTAGGCAGGGATGAAATAGGGTACTTAGCCACTACTTCGCGCCCAACCGTTGCCGGTAGTCTATGAATAACAAAGGTCCTAGTTTCGCCGTCTAGACCGGTTATCTCAACTTCTTTAGGTTTTATCATAGGCTGTTTTCTCCCTATTAGGTTTTAGAGACACTCTCAAAGTTGAACACGTAAGCGTTAGTTTTAAGCCTACCGGCGCTTGCCAGAGACGGTGCAACGGGACCGCTCATAAGCACTCCCGAAGACAAGGTGACTACCGTTCCGTCTGGATAGGCAACGTTTATAGTTATATCGTCTTTAGCAACGACCTTACCGCGTGCGTTGCGGTTAGCCTCGTGAAGTATAGACAAGTTAACGTCGTCGTCTGAGTTAGGTATCACGTTTAACGTTATCGCGATAGGCGTAGCTACGCCCCACCGAATCAAGTCTCCGTTAACACCCATAGCCGTGTTAGCTATATCTATAGCCGGTATATCGAACGGGTCAGCGTCGTCAGCGAACTGCGATAAGTCCACGCCTGAGGGGAAAGTTCCGCTAGCTGTTAGCGTAACCACTGCCCCGAAGCCAGTAACGTCGAAAGACATAGGATTTACCTCCTTAAATTAAAGCGTGCTGGCCGTTAACGGCGCGTATAACATCGTCTTTTGAGTATATTAAAATGTAGCTTGCTGTCCCCGCTACTGCGTCCACAGAGGCGTTAAGCCAGAAACCGCTTGTAGCTACCTGATACCAAGCGTTGCTGTCCCCCGACAAGTCCGCTATAGCTATTTTTTGTATCTCTGTTAGCGTCTTTCCAGGAGAGATAGTGCCATTCGTCAAGGCGCTAGTGACCACGCCGCGGATAACACGTATCAGCTTATTGCGGCCCTCGGCGTTGGCTGAGAGCTTGTCAAGAGCTAACAGCAAATTAAAGATACTGGTATCAACAGCGTCTTTAAGCCATTGCTCGTTGGCGAAGGTGTTCATATTGACTATGTCGTTCCCTTGCCCGGTAAGTACTCCGCGCTGATAAAAGCTCAGCGTTGTCCCGCCAGTCTGTGTCTGCCCGATATAGTTTACCTTAGCCGCGTCGTAAGTATCCGCGTCGGTATCTGAGGAGACAGTAGGCGTTAAGCTCGCTTGCTGAAACATATAGTTCTTTACAGCGTTAGCTGCACCGTAGTTAGTCGAGGCAAGAACCGCCATGGGCAGTACTTCTGGGTACTCTTCGGTAAGCGTACTTAGCCGCAAAGTAACGCCGTTACCTGCTAGCGTACCGATAGACGCCATTACCGTTGAATAGTTTGACGCTGTTACCGCTACGTGGTACTGATACAGAACATTGTTTCCGTCGTTCCAGGTAGCCGCCTCGATTATTTCGCTGTCGGACAAAGCCGCGCTGTACAAAAAGGCGAAAGAGCCAAAGTTGTTATTACTTGCGGTACTCGCGGCCAGGACTTCGGTGATCGTTTGCGCGTCAAGGCCCTCAGATATTATAGCCCCTGTAGCCGACGTCCAAGCGAGAAGCGTGTCCAGGCCCGTCGAACTCGATAGCACTATAACCTCGTCTCCTGTTTCGCCAGAAGTGAACGTAAACCGCCCGTTAGCCGCGTCCCAGGTGACTACGCACGATGCAAAAGAAGCGTCTACATTGGCGGCTCTTATAGCTACTTGTAAAGCCGCGGCTACTTCAGTTAAGCTCGTTTCGCTGCTAAGGTCTATACTGGATATGACCTCGGTATCAGCGCCTAGCGTCAGCGTGATAGCTCCAGCCGTAACGGCCTGTAGATCCGCCAAGGTAGACGTAAACGTTCCGCCTAGGATGTACGCCGCTATAGCCGTGTCTACCCACCTAGCAAAGCTTACCTTGTTTGGCTTAGTTAGGCTCTTAGATATGAAGCCGAAGTAAAAAGCCGCTCGCTTATACTCTTCGCTAGAACTGCCGAACCGAGTTAAGACCGCGTCGGCACTTGAGAACTCAGCTATTCCGTTCGCTGGTACCTCTGAGCTAGTGGTAAAAAACCGGCCTATTAGCTCTCGCCTTGTTACAGCGGTGCCTACCCCTAGGGCGCTAACGGTAGATACGTACCGGGTTATTGGGATGCTCATTTGCTAATCTCCTTTGATTATACCCTATCTATGACAACGCTATCATAGTCTAGGCCGGTTACCGCCGGCACTTTAGTAGTTGAAACCACTCTAGCATAGTTTACGTCAAAATCGAAACTAGGCATCTCTTCCGATCGGCCTGAGTCGTTTGTAAAATGTAGTATCCTGGTCTGGGATATGCGGGCTATTCCTAAACCCAAGGACCTAAGCGCTTGAACCGTAGCGCGAAGCTGCAATAAGCCCCTTGCGCTATTACACAAGTCCTTGGCTGTTAGCGCCGCCACGTTACCTACGTCGTCTGGCATTAAGGCCGACACTTGAAACGTGTTAAGAACACCCTCAGACTCCACGAAATCAAAGTCCCCGTCGCCGTCATTATACGTAGTTCGCGCCGCTATATAGCCATAGGGGCGGTCGATTACGCCGTGCACGAAAAGCGCAGGACCTTCGGGAACGCCCTGATCGGTAGGCTGGTAGCTCTGCTGCACAGTTAGACCTGAGTAGCTCGTTAGTCCTGAGCGTAAGGTAGCTATTATGATAGCCATAACCGCATTATCAGTCATGGCACTGCCCCCACGTCTTCGGCGAGACCCTCGTTCCATGAATCGATAGACGACCAGTCAACGTCCGACTTGAACTCCCAAAGGCGCCCGTTATAGGCTACCTGGTCTGAAGCCTTGCCCCGACCTAATATGTCGAAATCCGTAACCGCCCATACCTTGATATATTTTTTAGTGAAGTCCAGCCCGAGGTCCTTGTACTTCTCTCTTGGCACGGCTTGAATGTTAGCCTTAATAGTATCTGGCTCAGCATAATTTGACACCCAGTGGCCAACGGCGTTGTTTGATCTACCTAGGAACTGATAGTAGCCTACGTCAGTAGCACGTATGACTTTTTGGGCTAGCTTAAGTAGGTTTAACCCCGGTATGTTAGACACTGCTTTTCTCCTTAACTTCGCTTCCCAAAGTGTTTAGCATTATAGCATCGTCTACCAAAGGCTTTTTACTCACTCCGCCAGCGTAGCCTAGCTGCCCTGGACCTGTCTCCCCAGTAGCAACGGCCCGCTTCACAGCGAACACCAGGGGGCCCGTTATCTGCTTTCCCTCAGACTTAAGGCGCCTAAGGGCTAGAGTTACCGGGCTAAGCTCTGGGCTAGATATCTCGGTTATCGTCTTCCTAATATCACCGGCTACCTTAGCCCCCAATATGCCGTATATCGTTTTAGCGTCAACGCCTTGCCCGGCGCTTAGGCTCTTGAATAACCTTTTAGACAGCTCAGTCCACTCCCCGGATTTATTAGCCGCGGTTTGACGCATGAAAGGCCTCGGCGGCGTACCGGTCTTGGGCGAGCCGAACTCCTGGACCGCTGCTACGCCAGCCACAGGAGTGCCATCGGAATACTTAGCGGCCTCGTTCCAGCCCGCGGCTACGGTATACTTTCGCATGTCCTCGACCACTTTACGAAGAGCTTTAGCCTTTCCAGCTTTTCGCGTTATCTTGACCATGCTAGTAAAAGCCCCCACCGGATTTTCTAAACGCTGCACGTTCACGGCGCCCGCCAGCGTAAAAGCCGAAAGCCGCTCGCGTTGCTATAAGCGCCGAAAGCTGCTGGCCGTAGGGCGTCTGGTTAAGCCACCATTGCCATTGAGGCCCATCTGGGGCGGGCTTAACAGACACCGATACTGATCCTATGGTAGCTGAGACCACGCTAGCCGGAGACTCCCCGGCTTTTATTAGGTCGCTTAAAGCTACCAAATGCGCAGTCATTAGGTACAAGGCGAATTTGCGTTTATCGCCGTTTAACCTGCCGTAGTCAGTATCAGATATATAATAGGTAGCCTTAGTGAACGTACCGGATAGATCCGCGTCCGGGTACGTCGTCGCGTTAGCGAACGCCGGAAACTCGTCCCTAAATTCTGATACGTCAAATACGATGGTACTCATACTACTCTACTGGCTTAATTTTTGGCGCTTTTTTACCCGCTTTAGTGAACGTCTCTGGCGTTAGCGGCGCGGAATTGTCCCGCTCCTTCATAGCACCTTTGACGATAGTATCGACCGGTTTGTTGCCGACGTCGGGCCAAATAAAACCGTTATCTCTGTGTTTCTTAAATATCTTATGCGCTTCTAGCTTCTTGTACTGCTCGGCGCTTATCTCGGTTACCTTACCTTTGACAGACGCGCCGTGCTTATCGGCCACGTTAGCCCCGCCTTTGATAGTGATTTCAGACTCTTTAACACTTGGGCCGCCGGGAGAGTCTTTAGACTTAGGCCTCCAGAAAGTGTAGGTTACGTCCGAGGCTAGGGTTGAGTAGATAAAAACTGGTTTTACATTAGCTGCACTCATGTTGCTGTTTTCCTTATTCGTTAAAAAGGCGAAGTCTCGGACTATCCGAAGCTCCGCCAGAGGTTCTTAATACACTAAGGATTATATCTACGATATACCAGTGGCTCGGTACACCGCGTAGGGCCTCTTTAAGGTGATACCGGCTAGAGCGTTAGAGAAAACCTCTGTGTAGGCCTTAGCTCCGTTCTCTACGCCTATCGTTACGAACTTAGCCGGGACAATCTGCGCGAAGGTTTTGCCGTCGTCACTGCCCGAGTCCGCTACCTGCTCAGCGTAAAGATAAAACACTCCCGCGCCGCCGTTCGCCGTGTCGAACTGAGGTACAGATACGACCCTGGTACTCGGATACGTGGACCTTAGCCAGTCCCATACCGAGTTACCGTACTGTGAAACCACAGCGAGGTAATCTACAGCGTTGGACGCGATAGCTAAGGTAATAGGCGTAGTAGTCGGGTCGATGTTATCGCCACTACTAGCGCGAAGCCCGGCGAACGCTGTAAGCAAGTCAGTAACTATCTCAAGGTAAGTCTTAGTAGACCACTCCGGATCAGTCGACGCTCCGTCCGCTACCGTTACATAAGACGGTAAGTTGGGATCGTTTAGAAGGCCGTAGGTACGGTTCGCCCCGGCATTGTAGCCGAAAAACCCTACGCGGTTACGCTCTATTTCAAGAGCTGATACCGCGGCTCGGCGCTTTTGCTCAGCGCTATTTACGTCGGCGGCGGCGCTTCTGGCCTCTTCCATTTTACCGACTTGGAGACCCTCTTCGAAAGCCACTACCGAACGCCGAACGTAGTTAACGTTCCAAGACGATAGCGGTATGCCGTTATAGTCACCGTAAGGCCTAGCCTCACCGGTATGCTCTAGGACCCGTTGGATAACTTCCTCGTCGTGCCAGTTTCCTTGCACCGTTATCCCCAAAAGGTCGTCGATTTTTCTCGCCGTAGTGATTACCTCAACGAAACCCGGTAGCCAGGTTTGTAGGTACTGAACTGGAGAAGCGATACTAGCAGTAGTAGCCGCTAGACCGGTTAAATCCGCATCCATGGCATGAGCCGCTCGCTGCATGGCGTTAAGCTCACCGGGTCTAAGCACAATGCCTAAACCATGAAGCCCCGCCTGGTCCATAGCCAAGGCCGCTTGCTGCTCTGGCGTCTTGCAGACAACGGGCTTTATAGCGCGCGGTCCTCGGTACTTAATTACTTTCTGTGGCCGGATCATAGGTTATCCCCCTTAATTTGTAAGCTTGATCTTAGCTAGTCCCGGCGTACCGTCCGCTAAGTTGTTGTCGACAATTACCGCGTTAGGAACTTTAGTGTAGCCTGTCACCGATCCGGTTCCTGCTACTACCCCCACTAGAATTCCTGTCGTATCCTGATACCAGATTTCGGCGCCTATGGCTCTTGAGCCCGTGGCCGGCGCGTCTTGGCTAAGGTCTACTAGGATATAGCCCATTAGGAGCAAGCTAACGTTAAGCTCGTTCGGCAGGGTTAGTGTTGGGTTCAAAGGATTAGACGAGTCACCGAAAAGCGCATAGCTCTTAGGGTGACACAGAATACCGGCAAAAACGCCACTCGCGTCAGCAGATACGTCGGTGTCGCTTGATGCTACGTGGCGAAACGCTCGACCCACTACGTTGTTTGCGGCAGAAGTGGACGACAAGATACCCGGCTGGGCTCTATAAGGTCCAGTGGTTATAACTTCGCCGACAACGCCAGCCGCTAGCGAGTCTTGAATAGTGCTTTGAAATGGCATAGCTGGTAACTCCTTTAGCTATTATAATATTCATCGATAGGGCTAGCTGCCTTTGTCTTTCCGTCTTCCGCTAGAGCCGTATGAGCATACAGCTTAGGCGTGCTAGGTCGATTATGCAAATAGGCTTTAAGCGCTACGCGCTCTTGGCCGTCTTCGCACGTAAGGCCTAACTGCTCGACGCCGTGCTTAGCTACGGCTTTTAGGCTCATGGACTTGTGGTCGAAAGCCGGTATGTAAAAGCTTAGCTTCTCCGCAAGCTCGTCGCGCTCAGCGACTTCCTTCATGATCCGCTGATCCATGCCGGCGTTCTCGGTTTTAAGCGTGTCGATAGTGTCAAGCAAAGGCTTAGTAGCCTTTTCGACAGCCGTGCTGATCATTTTTTGAACGGTCGCTCTGTCCATAGCGCCAGACTCCTCTTCTTTAGTCTTATCTTTTTCACCCTCGTCTTCGGCCGGATCAGGATTTTCCGCCGGTGGGTCCATGTCCATTGGCGTCTCAGTGGGTTCAGCAGGTTCTGAGCCGGGGCTCATGGCGCTGACAACTTTTCCTAGGCTTTGCAGTATAGGAGTTAGATCGGCCAAGGCCTTAGCAATATCTGTCAGGCCCATTTCTTGATCTTTAGCGGTTCCCGCCTCTGGCGCTTTTGGCTTTGCATCCATAGGTTCACGTCCTTCGTTATGTGGTAATTTAACAGTTAACTTATCCATACCCAACGCTCCGTCAAAAACAGCAACGTCCATCCGGCTTTGCTCTACCGAGGCCAAGTGATTGCCTCGTATCTTACGCTGCACTATGTCATACTCAGCGCCTCTAGGCGTACCGGGGATATACTGGTACGTATTGCCGTCAAGTATACCAGGTGTAAAGTCGTATTGACAACCGTAACCTAGGCTCAACTCGTCGTTTCCGCTTTCTATTTCCTCTTCGAGGGCGCGTGTGAAGACTTTTATATTACCTTTTAGCCACATGTCCTGCTCGTCAAAGTAGACTTTTTCGCCTACTATGCCGTGTATGCCGGCTTCAGAAGCGTCCACGCCATACTTATCGCCTAACATAGTGTGACCAAGTATCCACGGTCTCAGCCTAAAAGACTCGGCGCACTCCGGATCAGCAAGCTCTTCGATAGGCCTGAGGACTCGGTAGACGCGATCGGGCTCAAGGCTAGGATGTATCTCTTGCCCTAGGTACTCGAATATGCCGGGGCGAGATAGCTTATTGTCAACTATTTCAAGCCAGCCGTTATCGTCTTTTTTAGCCACTGCCATAATGGACCTTTAATTTAGCCGAGTGGAATAGACGGTATCATAGTACACCGACAATTAATAGCTTGTCCAGGTAAACCCCGCTCACCGGTGTTCTGGTCTATTATCGGGGGCTCGGATATCTTGAATGTCTTCCCGTTAAGTACGTCTCTGTGATACGGCCTTGGGGTTTTTCCTCCGCCCGAGTGCACCCACTCAAAGTATTCTATTCCCATTGATGTCATTTTCGCGGCGTTAATTTGATTGTAGGCCTTGCGCGTCTGGTCTGTAGCTATTTGATGCGCCCGGTTCCTCACTTTTTTATACCTGTCGTCAAGCAGACCGTTTATCGAGTCTCTAAGATCCGAGAGACCCTTGTTATCTGGGTTCATTATGGAGTTAAGTATCTGCGTTCTAACCTGCGTAAAGTACTCGCTAGGTATCGACTTTATTAGGCCCACGTTCTGCGCAACCGCCGCGGTAAGAACGTCGCTTACGCCCTCGGTTACCGCAGACGTTTTTATCGATAGGCCTCCTGACAGGTCTTTAAGGCTATTATGTAAAGCCTTAGTGCTGTCCTTGTTAACGGAAGACAGCATGTTTTTAGACAGCCTATCAGCCTTAGAGCGAAATTCTTTATTGAACTCACGCTCTAGCTTATTTATTACCATACGTACTTTACTGATTATGCTGCTGTCCTGAGCTGTATTAAAGTGGGTTACCAGGGCCTTATTAATCTCGCTCTTTAAGCTTTTAGTCATTCTAGATACTAGTGACTGTAAACGCTTATTGTACGCCGCCTCGGTTCCTATATTCATGCTGAGCTTTGACCCCCGTATTGTAACGTCACGGTTCTTTGCCCACTCAGCTTTTCGCTTTGTCAGAAGCTTAGTTTTTAGCTTTTTCGCCATCGCCCTTACCTGCAAAGTGCTCTATTTCACCAAGGCGGTTTTTAGCTTTTCGGTAGCTCGGGAAAGGTCCGTCCAGCTTCTTACCTGCTTTTGACGTCACCCAGAACTCGCCGTTCTCCTTAGTTATCTCGTCGGAAGCTTGCGGCTCGTAGCCTACGTCTGCGCTAGCCTCTGGCGGCGGCTCGTCGGGGACCCTCGGCGGCTCAGGCTCGTTAGGAACGAGAGCCTCGGGCTCGTCCTCATACTCCGGCTCTTCTATTTTCTCTAACTCGTTGTAACCGCTCTTATCGTCGAGCCTTACCCGGTCCCTAACCTCGTATGGCGTTACCGCCCCCATATCGAAGTAAAGCTTGTCTGTCTGCGCCTTGGTAGCGTTAAGAGTGGCTTGTTCAGTCTCGCTAGGCATAGCTACAGGACGCCAGGCATGGGTAACCCTAACGCCATTAAGCGCCGAAGCCGATAAGCACTCATAGTGCCGCTCTAAAATGTCGTCAAAGTCGTTAACCTGCACGGACTCAAGCTCCTCATGGTACGTTTTTATCTCGTGCTCTCCGGTTGCGTTGAAGCCTTTCGGAGACGTACCTAGAAGCCTAGTAGCTGGTACCTTAGCTATAGACGCGACTAATTGATATTGAGTCATAACCGTGGTATCAAAATCGGATAACGTTGTTTCTAGCTGCGTTACGTCTTCGCCTTTTCCAACGGCTAAGAACCCATGGTTATTTTTCATCTCGGTCTGGTATTGTAGCGCCTCTTCAAAAGCATCCTGGTTTTTTATAGCCGCGTCCATATCCATGGTTCTAGTGTATAGCCTCTTAGTTAAGGCAAGCTCCGGGGCCTCATTAGCGGTACGCTCAGCCGCGTATACCCGCTCGTATATTTGCTGCACCATAGAAACGCCGCCGTAACGGTAAGACGGTTTTAAAACGTCAGATACCTCTTCGCCTCTCAGTATTATAAAGTGAGACTTGTGGATCTTAACGCCGTTAACCGTCCAATACGTTGGCTCATAGAAGTCGAGGGAAGACGGATCAGAGATAGCGCTCTGACTTAGCTCCGGTGCTAGCCAGTACGGATCTATCTGCGATAGGCCTTTATACGTACCGGGTTTTATAGCTTCGACGCTGAAAGGCTTCTCGTAGTACTGCTTGTCAGAGCTGTCTACCTTAATAAGTACGTGGCGTATCCCAAACACGTTGTTAAACTTGTGGGCCTCTACAAGGTTTTTACGCACCTTAAACTTTTTATCGAGGCGTTTAACCCTTTCTATAATGCTATCGTCGCCCCCGGTGTCTCCGGTGACGTTTATATCCCAGCCGTTCCTAACAGCGTCCTTTCCTTTAGCCGCGCATGCTTTAGACACTAGCCATTGCTGAGCTATTACTGAGCACGTTTGATAACTCAAAAACCCTTGCGCTATATACCAACGCAAAACGGGAATGGGGACGTATGAGTCGTTAAGAGAAAATATGTTCTTGGCTCTAGTCTCAAAACTAGATAAGTCGCTGTCTTGCGCGGACCCTGAAAGTGAAGTTATGTCCGGTTTGATGAAAGCTTTCTCGCGACACCAATTAGCTAGTAAAGCCTCGCGCTCCTTAGTCCTAGCATTACTAAAAAACGCGCCGGTTCTCTCATTCACCTCAGGATTAACCGAGTCCGTAGCCGAGTCCTTAGCCGAGTCCTTAGCGAGCTTTTTATTGAACAGATTTCTTACGAAGGAACGCATCGAAAAAACTCCTTGATACACTTTTAGGGGCCAGACACATATGCAGCGCGTCGGCGATATTAGGTGACGGTTGCTTGGTGCGCTTTTCCATATCCGCCTTACTCTCTACTTTTTTCTTACTGTTAACACCGCTCTTAACCCAAATGGGCGTAGAAAGCTCCTTAACTAACTTATTAAACACCTCATCGTCTGCTATGTCTATCGATATCATGTCAGCGGGGTCAACGGGTTCGCCGAGTACGGCAAAACGGTATGTGTTATAGAACCTCTGAGCCGTTACGGCGTGAGCCTGAGCTTTGGCGTTTGCGTACATTTCGCCATTAGTTAAGTTCGTACCGGGTATCATCTCGTCAGGATCAACTACCGGATCGCCAGCGTTAAACGGGGTAACCTCGACGCTAAAGGCGTTCATCTTTTCGTCTTTTCCGTTTATAATGTCTTCGACGAAAACACTAACCCCGTCTCCAAAGCCCCCGCACTCGTCGTAGCGAAAGTCCTCGGCGGCTAGGTCCTTAGTAGCGCTCATAGCGATCCGCGTCGCCTCTCTAAGATCCGGAGACTTTAGCCACTCATGGATATAGTCAAGGGTATTCCCATTAACTGACACTACCGCGTTATAGTCTCGACCCTGGCCAGCGGGGTCATAGGCCGCAATGCGCGTACCGGTCTTAGTGAACCCTGGAAGCTTCGACGCCCACCTGGCCGCACGTATCCATTCACGGTCTACGATGCAGTCCTCATAGTTACCTAAGGGCTTACCCTCCCAAACGTTCTCATAATCGCGCCTAGGCCTAGTAGCAAGAAAGTGTTTACGCTCTACGTCTAGATGCTCTGGGAAGTATACATTATCTCGCCAGTTTATCTTGCGAGCTATGGACCCAGGCGGCTGGTTAACTACGAAACGCTGCCAGGTGTCGTCTAGCTCGTCGTCGGGGTTAAATATTATAACCCGTATCGGCGTTCTCCCGTTAAGAGGTCTTATGGACGGTAGAAACACGTCCCAGGAGTTCTTAGTTATGTTTTGGCTTTCCTCAGCTAGAACCCCGTCTACGTTAGCTATGGACTTAATGGACAGGATGTTATTTTTCAAGCCCTTGAATATAAACTTTGTGCCGTTAAGACCAACTATTTCTTTTTTAAGTATCTTGTAAAAACCCTCTAGACCGCGTTTAATTATGGCTGTTTCTATCTCGGTTTTTATCGACTCTTCTATGGAATTTTGCAGCTCGCGAGTAACAAGGATACGCATAGGCCTTAACGTTCCCTCAACTACAAAGGCATCCGCGAATGTCCACGTTTTAGCCGAGCCCCTACCGCCATAGGCTATGAAGTAATTATACTTAGAGTTAAACACACTCCGGTTAGCTATTATCTTTTCAGGATCAAGCTCAAAGAAATCCGCGAAAGCCTCTTGCGGTGACCAGTTTAACTGCATCTAGGCGCCCTCGTTTTTTCGCGTAACCGATACCTCTATCTTGTCCCAGGGTATTAACGCCGCTAGCGTGTCGGTCTCCACTTCAGACTGCTTTCGGTAGTCTTTGAACCTAGACTGCATGAGAAATGTCAACATACCGGGTTGCTCTCTCGTCATGCTCTTCTCGCCTGTGGCGCCTCCCTGGAGAACGGTCTCGTAATACGCCTGGGCCTTGGCCAACGCTATCTCGCACGCCTCATTGAACTCGGGAAACTCTTGGCGCCAGCGGCGTACAGTTGACGGAGAAACGCCTATCTCGGCAGCGAACTGCGTCAAGGTGAGACCCTCCCCCAAAGATACTATAATGTGGTCGCAAAAAATAGGACTGTATTTTGAATAACCTGCCATGCGTCCTCCCATAAAATGCCCCTAGCATAGCACGAGCAGCGCTTTTAGCTAAAATATTTTTTACTAGCGTGGTAGGATTACTAAACATAGCGGATAACAGAATAGGCTATACGTGGGTTCTAGAAACGATAGGAGCTAAAAGCGCTGCGTTAATAGAATAGTACTCCATATAGACAAATTAGCAAGCGCAAAGTATAATTTTTTAACACAACGGAGGTTAACTATATGATAAGAGTACTTGAACCTTTCACCCAGCCGCTAAACGTACCGGTGCTAGCCCCTCGCGGCAAAAGACGTTATAGGTTAGTCGAGGACTACGTGGCCTACATTTCTATAGACGGGGTCGAGCGGAAAATAGTCGTCCCTAAAGGCTTCGAATACGACGGCGCATCCGTTCCTCGCCTAGTATGGTCGCTATCAGACCTTACGCCCGACGGCTTAATACGAGCCGCAGCTTGCGTTCACGACTT